ATGAAACGACTGGACGTTAAAGAGGATACAGATTGGGCAGAAATGTCACAATTTGACGGTGTGCGTGCCGAGGAAAACGCGAGGGCAGATTATGATGATGAGATTGATTCATTGGTTGCAATGGTAAATTCGGATCTTCAAGAAATAAGGGATCGTGAATACAGAGGGTTGATTAAGTTAACCGAGCTTTCTTTAATGAAAGTTAGGAGTAAACCAACTCGACGTACGAAACGTAAACCCAAGATTGTAAGAGAAGAAGATGACCACACACTCAGCTGGGAGGAAGTGAGTGACCTAGAAAGCCCTGTGGAAAGTGAAATGTGGAACAACACCTTTACGGATGGTTGTGCCGTTCGCAGTAAGAGCAAGAGTAGAAAAGGAAAATATGCTGTTAAACAAGCTTGTAAACACTTCGCCAAAACAGGTGAGTGTGGTTATGGTGACAAATGTAAATTTGATCACGTACGCAAGGAAGTAGCTGTCAAGCATAAATTTGACGGAGATGATGAGAAGGGTATTACACCTGATGAACTGAATTTCCATGAATTAAATGATTTGACGCGCGACTACCTTACAAGCAAAGACATATGTGTACACCCTTCAGATTGTACATTACGCCATGCTGATGTTAACGTGAATTTCGGAGACGAGTTCGTGACTACAACACCTGGCTTAATGAGATTTAAAACACCTGGAGGGACTTTTGATCGGTATGTGCCAGCGACCTTGTCATATTTCTCAACTGGCAGAGTGCTAGGAGTGTCTCTTTGCGGTCGATTCAAGATCGTTGAAGATGACCATGATGTTATTTCCAAGTACGCACCTGTTGGTGTGGACGTTATGGGAAAACATGCTGACAACTACCATGATGTAGTCAAGTTAGCCTGCGCTGCAATGCTAAAGAATGAGAAAATTTATGCAAGTTCTGACACTGACACTACTATTACTGCAGTTGTCAAGGAGTTAAACAAATCCATGACTACTAAGAACACTGGCATTCAAGTACACATTAGGCAATTCCTAGAAAGTGATGAGTGGACAACTATGATGGTTGCACACTCCAAGAGTAAGTATGACAACTATATTGATAGGGTTTTAACTCGTGTTGCTGGTACTTATAGTCACTTGAAGGATAGAGCAGGATGGGAAACCTCATTTCAGAGGAATGTGTTTATGCACAAATCCATCTTGGCTGCCAAACTTTTAGCTGTAGGGACTGCTGCGGTGCTTGTTGGAACCATTTCGCCTATCGTCGGTGTGTTGGGAGCTTGCGCTGTTATGCCACTCATTTGCTATAGAAACCGTCATTCCATTTCTTTGGGATTTGAACGTGTTGAAGCGATGGAGATGGAAAGCAAATACCTTAGCAGTGGACCTTTAGATTGGAATAACGTGCCTATGGCCCGACTTAAGTATACTAGAACTGTTTCACAGAAATGTGAAGTTCCTGATTCTTTTGAGGGGAAATATGAGTGTGATATTGCTGTTGATGATGAGATCTGCCACGAAGGTGAAGAAGTCAATTTTTATGGTACAACGACTGAAGCACCACTAGCTATTCCCACCTGTGACTTAAGAGCTTTAGATTGCTCCTTGAAGAAACGGATGATGCCCAAACTTTTCAATGACAAGAAAGTTGTCGCTCAATTTGTCAAATTTGCCCGCCAAAAAATTTTAGAGATGGGAACGTTTGATATTTCTGATGTTGAAGAGTCTGATAACGTTGATTATCTTATCGAGCATTATGGTGAGAAGAAGGGCAGGAATTATGCGCGTCTTTTGAATAAGCCTATCACTAAGAAGGATTTATGTTCAAAAATATTTGTAAAAGATGAAGTCTACATCGGTAAAAACGATTGTACGATTAAGGAACGCATGATTTGGGCCCGAGAACCTATCATTGTAGCCAAGTTTGGTGCTCAATTTTCTAAACTGAGCAAGTTGATTAAGAACTGGCTAGACGAGAATACTGACATTATTTACACTAGCGGTGTTAGACCAGATCAAATGGGTCAGCTTGCTGAGTACTTACATGAAAAGTATGCTTTCTTATATGAAGCTGATGTCAGTAATTGGGATGGTAGTTTGATTAAGGAGATGTTGGAGTTGGAATTATTCTTTATGAGTAATTGTGTTGTTGGTATGCCGGAAGAATTTTCTTTTTTAACTGACAATTGGACCACTACCCAAGGTAAAGCTTATGGCAAAAGCGATGGGGATAAAATCAAAATTTTGATGGAACGCGCCAGAAGATCTGGTGATTTGTGGACTTCTATATTTAATTCTTTGATCAATATTTGGATCACTATGTTTGTGAATGACTTTGATTGGCATAATTTTGGGATGTTTGTTATGGGAGATGATAATGTAGTCTTCTCAAATAATCCTATCTTGTTTGATGAATTGGTCAAGACTTACTCTGATCTTGGTATGAAAGTTGAAGCAGTTGTTCGTAATGATATTTGGGAAGCCACATATTGTTCGGGTAGGTTTTGGAAAAATCACGGAGGGACAATATGGGGAGTACAACCCATGCGAATGCTTGCAAAGCTTGGAGCCAACCTTAAAGGTCATGGCAAGTCAAAGCATAGACAACTTTTATATGGCACAGCAAAG